CTCGCTTTTGTCGCGACAATTTTCTCAATTTCCAACAACAACAAAGTGCTTTACTCGAAGAAGATTTGGCCATTAAACAAGAAGGCTTTAATTGGAGAACCTTGTACACCATAGGTTTTCACACTTCCGATTTCGTCAATGTTTTTGCTTGGTCCTTTATTGGCGCCACGCTTATGCAAAGCGTAATTGACTGGTGGGATGGTTATCGTCCCAATTGGAAGTACACACTTAAAGTTACTCTTTCTATGCTTGCCTTGTCAACGGCCGCTACTATTGCCATGTACTATTCATATAAAGCACTAACAGCTGAAGATACTCCAGAATCGTCCGCGCGAAAACCTCGCAATGTAGTTCCTGTTTTACAGGAAGGTGTATCTCAAGCTTTCCTTGATGATCAACAGATTATTGAAAAAGCTGCTTGTCGAATTGAGCGTGTCAATCCTGATGGCTCTGTATACTATGGAGTCAATGGACTTTTTGTCGGTGGATTACATCTTCTCACCGTCGAACATATTTTCGTGCCTACTGTTGGTTCAGATGAATGGATTCCAGAAGGTAGTAAACTCAACATCATTACTGCCAATGGACAAACTCAACAAATTCTGTTCAATTCAAAAAGAATCAACAAACTCTATCGAATGCACGGAGATACTAAAGTCTATGTGGACGCATGCACTTATTCTCTTCCCGCAGACATTTTCACTTCTCGCCGTAACATCGTTAAGAAATTTTGGGAAGGAGATCATCTTCTCTCAAAAACTGCTGCTGCTATGCTCGATCGCGTTTCTTCCACAACTCTCGTGTGGAAAGAGACTGTTGTCAATGGTCAGAGAGCTTCCGTTTATTCTCAATCATGCAAAACTTGGCGACAAGTTTTAGCTTACGGAACTCATGCTAGTCAACCCGGATCGTGCGGAGCGATCGCTGTTAAAAGCGATGGCACCACGAATTCCCCGGTTATTGGCATTCACGTTGCACGTGATCACATAGAAAATCGACCAATGATACTCCTAATAACTCGATCAATGCTAGAGCGAGTGGTCAACGAACAACTTGATCCTCCCAAACTCACCAATCCCAGATATTTTGTCAACCTTGAAGGTGTGACAGAACGCGAAGAACCGTTCATAGAGGGCAACTTGTTTGCTTTCGGTAGGATGAAGAATCCTGTGCACGGAGCAACTAAAAGTCAATTATTACCATCACCTCTCCATGACATAGTTGTTAAGCACACTACCGAACCTTCTATTCTTTCCTCTCACGATCCTCGACTTCCTGAAGAATATCGCGGTGAAGACTTCTTACTACGCTGTACTGAAAAACTTAGAACACATGTTGACATCTCAGAATTTGAACTCACTGAAGCCTCAGACGAACTTGTTGAATATTATAATGGTCTCCCTACAACTGCTCCCAACATCCTTTCTCTCAAACAAGCAGTTAATGGCGATCAATATATTAACAGTATCGATCTTTCAACATCTCCTGGCTTCCCCGGTGTCACTAACAATCTTAGAAAAACCGCGTATTTCCAACGTCCTAACTCCGATCTCATTCCTCC